ACATCAAAAGGAAAACATTCAGTCGTTATGGCAGCAGGCTATCAGTCGCAGGCAAAAGCTAAAAAAGGTAGCTGGATAACGCTTGCTGAATGGGCAAGAACGGATGATAAAGATAAAAAAGGCTTTCACGTTTGGATTCCTAAATTCGTCAAGACGGAATATGTAGACGGAGAGCGGATTAAAGAAGATACATTCTATGAATTAGTAGATGGAGAATTTAAAGAAGTGGAGGAAAAATAATCATGAGAATTATAAGCCAAAACGGAACAATTGATATGCCATACGATATGTGTTGTGTTTGGAGACAGGAAGAGGTTATTTACTGCCGTGCTATTGGAAGTGATGATAATGTCATGATGGCTACTTATTCGAGTGAAGACAAGGCAGAAAAAGTAGTTGAAATGCTTAGAGTTGCATATGCAGGCAAATTTATCACAAATGCGGATATTCCGGAGAATTTTGACGAAACAATAAAAACCGCAATGAAAGGCGGTTTTGGAACTGTAATTGTAAAAGATTCTTGTAGTCGGGTTGAATTTAATAATCTGAATGGGTATTTTCACTTTCCGGCAGAGGAAGAATTGGAGAAGAATTGGAGTAGCCTATGGAAAAATATTTAAGTATTATTACAAATTTTGGATGCCACGGCAAGTGTCCGTATTGCATCGTCAGAGAAAACGGTATTAAAGTGCCAAAAACAACACTTGGCGGTCTTGATAATCTGACCAAGGCTTTAAAAGAAACAAATAGAGATATTATTTCCATTTCAGGCGGTGGAGACCCATTACATGAGTATGAAAAGCATGTTGATTGGTACAGAAAGCTATTTTCGATTGTGAATAATTATCATGTTAATTGTGCTACATACAGTATTCCAGTTGAAATGCATACAAGCTACATGACAGACAAAAGTACATTTCCGTTCTACGACTGCAAAAGAGTAGTGTATCATCTAAATACATTTGAGCAGTTGAAGCACATTCACAGAACTGTAAATGAGATTGTGAGAGTTGTTTATGTGGTAACAAAAGACTTCACGCTTGAACAGATTATGAATATTGCAATGTTCGTAGCTGATAGTAACGAGATTGATGAGTTGAGTTTCAGACAGCTTGTTGATAAAGGCTATGAGGTTACTGATTATTGGCAGGACATATTGAGGTTTGGACACAAGAAATTATGGTGGTATATCGAGCAGTGCGATTATAACCTCTATTATGCAGAAAATAAGATTTATACAAAGTTTTCAGAGATTGGAGAAAGCAATGAAACTTAAAGTCTTAGGTTCCGGTTCGTCCGGTAACTCATACGCCTTAATTGCCGACAATGGAGAAATCCTTGCCATTGAAGCCGGATGCAAATTTCTTGATTTTAAGAAAATGATTGATTGGAAAATAGCAAATGTTTCCGGATGCATTGTAAGCCACGAGCATGGAGACCATGCACGTTATATAAAAGACTTTATGCAATCTGGAATCACTGTTTACACGGCAATCGAAACCCAAAAGGCAATTGAAGATTCTACTGGAGAACGTACAGTATCCATACAACCGCTTAGAGAGTACCAGATTGGCAGTTTTACAGTTACACCGTTCAATGTGCCGCATGAATCGGAAATCGAGTGTTACGGCTATTTAATCAAACATGAGGAAATGGGTAAGTTACTGTTTTTAACAGACTTGGAATATTGCAAGTATAACTTCTCTGGATTGCAAGTAGAACACGTCATGTGTGAATGTAACTACTCGATGGAATTTGTTGATTGTAACGAACCGAACTATGAACATCGTCTACGAGGGCATATGAGCCTTGATACGGCGCTTAAATTCATATCTACTAACGATAATCCGGCATTGCGAAATGTCGTGCTAATACACTTATCAGATAAAAGCGGAAATCCAACACTTTTCAAACAAAAGGTGGTAGAAACGCTTAAATATGACACCGAAATTTATGTTGCAGAGAAAGGTTTAGAGGTTGATTTTAACCTTTATCCTTTTTGAAAGGAGAAAATATGAAAGTATATGAGTTGATTCAGGAATTGTCACAGTTTAAGGCTGATACAGAAGTGGAGTTCCATTTAAAAGCGACATTCGATACCGATGTTGAAGCGGAATTTGACCGAGACAATGAGGATGACACGCAGGAAGTAACTGTAACCGCAGAATTTGATGATGATGTCGTTTTGGAAGAAATTGAGGATAACGAGAACAGCATATATCATCCGAATGTCACTATCAATCTGGAATATTAGAAAGGTGGAATGACTTATTAACAAAGTAATTTTAATTGGCAGATTAACAAGAGACCCAGAAATCAGATATACGCAGGGAGAAAATTCAATGGCAGTAGCAAGATTTACTCTTGCGGTAGACCGCAGATTCAAAAGAGACAATCAACCTACGGCTGATTTTATAAGTTGTATTTGCTTTAGAAAAACGGCTGAATTTGTTGAAAAATATTGTAAAAAAGGAACAAAGTTGGCGGTTGATGGCAGTTGGCAGACTGGAAGTTACACCAATAAGGATGGAAACAAGGTATATACAAATGATTGCCTTGTTGATAATTGCGAATTTGCAGAAAGCAAGGCAACGGCAGAACAGAATCAAAAAAAGGATGATAACACTGGAAATGATGATTTTATGAACATTCCGGATGGTATTGAGGATGGATTACCTTTTAACTAGAGCCTATGGCGGTTGCCAAGCGTGACCGCCAAATAATAAGCAGAAAGGAAGTGATTTAGATGGTTATTTTTGAAGATGAGGGGCAGCAGAGAGGAAAGCATTTGAAAAAACATCATTACTGGAGCAATTCCAACATTGAGGTTAAAAGAGTGCCGCTTCCGGTTGGTGATTACATAATTGCTAACGAGAAATCTATTGATGTTATTTCACGTAAGGAAGATAGAGGAATGAAAGTTAAAAAGATGGATTTCCTTGGAACTTATGATGTATCTGTAGATACTAAGAAAGATATGCAGGAGATTGTAGGAAACATCTGCGGACGTCAGCATGGAAGATTTCGTGATGAGTGTATTCTTGCTCAAAACAACGGAATCAAACTTTATGTATTGGTAGAAAACGAAGATGGAATCAAATCCATTGAAGATGTTTCTAAGTGGGACAATCCACGACTTCACCGATATAACAAAATTGCATATATGCACCAGATTGGTAAATGGAAAACAACAAAGTTGCCAAAAGCAAGACCTACCGCCGGTTCCACGTTGGCAAAGGCAATGATTACTATGGAGAAGAAATACGGCGTTAAGTTTGTTTTTTGTTCGCCAAGAAATGCAGGAGAAAAAGTCGTTGAATTATTAAGCAAAGGAGTTGAAACGAATGGCTGACAAGCGGATGTTTTCAAGAAAATTGATTAGTTCGGATGTGTTTTTGGACATGCCATTAACTGCACAAGGATTGTTTTTTCATCTGTGAATGAGAGCCGATGATGATGGATTTGTAGATGCTCCAAACCGAATTGTAAGAGAATGCCAGGCAACTCCAAAAGACCTTGAAATCCTTGAAAGGAAGAGATACATACTCACGTTTGAAAACTCTAACGTGGTACTTATCAAACATTGGTTTCTGCACAACTCAATTGCAAAGGACCGGTACACGCCAACACTGTATACAGATGAAAGGTCGAGAGTCACCTTAAAATGTGGCAAGATGTACCCGAATTGTAGCAAGAGTGACAACAAAAACTATACGGAAGTAAAACGTACAGATAACGACTTGGAAACGAATTGTAACCAAGTTGATAACAAAGTGGAACATAGAGAAGATAAGGTAAGAGAAGAAAAGAAAAGTGATATTGTCGAGCAAAGCACGACTGACGCTTCTTTGGTGAAAGAAATCATTGATTATTTGAACGAAAAAACTGGTGCAAGTTACAGATACAGTACCAAAAAGACACAAAGCTTTATCAATGCAAGGCTTAAAGAAAAATTCACTTTGGAAGATTTCAAACGCGTAATAGACAGTAAATGTAACGATTGGAAATCAGACGAGAAGATGAAAGAGTATTTGCGGCCCGAAACTTTGTTTGGAACGAAGTTTGAAAGTTATCTTCAAAATGCTCCAAAGATTTTGAAACCTAGAGCAGAGCCGGAAGAAGTTGTTCCGGAAGTTGAGGAAGAGGAAGTAGGTGCTGACTGGTAATGCGATATAAAGTTTACGAGTTTAACCCGGATGATGCTTACAACTTTGCTCGTCATGTTGGAATTGAGGTTAAGGAACACGGTGGCGAACTGTTTTTTAAGACTTGCCCTTATTGCAAGCCAAGAGCAACAAGGGGAAATGTTCGCACTTTTTCGATAAACCTTAAAACTGGACAGTTTAAGTGTTTAAGAGCAAGTTGTGGAATCTCCGGCAACATGGTAACGCTTTCAAAGGATTTTGATTTTTCTCTTGGCAACGAGGTTGACGAGTATTACCGTCCAAAGAAAAGATACAAGCGGTTGAAGCAACCAAAAGAAGCAATTAAACCAAAGACGGAAGCGATTCAGTATTTGGAAAGCCGTGGTATATCCGAAGAAGTTGCCAAAAAGTACGAAATTACCGTACAAACTAGCCATCCAAACATTCTTGTATTTCCGTTCTATGACGAAAAAGGTGTACTGCAATTTGTCAAGTACAGAAAAACGGATTTTGACAAGGCAAAGGACGCAAACAAGGAGTGGTGCGAAGCAAGCACAAAACCGATATTGTTTGGAATGAAACAATGCGATGATAGTTTTGATACGCTCGTACTCACAGAGGGTCAGATGGATTCATTATCAGTTGCTACGGCAGGAATACCAAACGCAGTGTCCGTTCCAACCGGTGCCAAAGGCTTTACATGGATTCCCTATTGTTGGGTTTGGCTTTGCAAATGGAAGAAAATAATCGTTTTTGGAGATTTTGAGAAAGGCTCAATATCTTTGTTGGATGAACTTGCAAAACGTCTAAAAGACCGTGTAGAACACGTCAGAGAGGACAATTACAAAGACTGCAAGGACGCAAACGAGATACTTCTCAAATACGGAGCAGAGCAGGTTAGAAAATGCGTTGAAGAATCGGTTAAGTTGCCAATCGACAACGTGATTGATTTGGCAGATGTAAAAGAACTTGACCCATACAGCATTGAAAAGATACCGACCGGTATTGCGGATGTAGACAACTTGCTTTGCGGAGGAATCCCATTCGGTGTTGTTACCATCGTTACTGGAAAATCAGGAAAAGGAAAATCAACTTTCGTAGGGCAGATTATAACAAGAGCATTAAACAAAGGTGACAATGTTTTTGTATATTCCGGGGAAATGCCAAACTATCTTTTTAAGAATGCGATTGATTTTCAAATTGCTGGACCGGCAAACGTAGTGGAAGAAGATAGGAGAGATTATGTAAAGCGTTACGTTCGCAAATCTGCGAAAGATAAGATTGTAGAGTGGTATCGTGGAAAGTGTATGCTTTACGACCGCACTATGGTTAAAGATGAAGATACTGACTTGCTAAATACGATTGAACGTATGATAGTAAGCCAAAATGTAAGAGTTATTGTGATTGATAATTTAATGACAATGATAAACAAAACGAGAGTTAAGGGAAGTAAGTTGGAAGCACAGAGCGAAGTTTCAAACACACTAGAGGATATGGCTAGATTTTACAATGTTTGTATTATCTTAGTGGCTCACAAGAGAAAAGATAGTGGAATTGATGATGAAGATATGGACGATTCGATTCGTGGCGATTCCGATATTGTCAATTCAGCAGGAGTGATTATTCACTACAACGTAAATAAAGATGAGAATACGATGGAAAATTATCCGAGAATAATTTCGGTTACTAAAAATCGTGTATTTGGAAGAACTTCTTATAGAGGTTGGAAAGTACACTACGATGAAAAGTCCAAACGAATATACGGAGACCACGATGATTTGAATATTTGTCTTGGTTGGGATAACGAAAGCGGTGGATTTGTCGAGGACTACGATAATTCAATATTTAGTTAGGTGGTGTTTGCATGGGAAGCGTAAATGCATCGCAGATTCCAGAAGAACAGCATATGTGGACTGATATTTGGAATTGGCGTAAGAAATATTACTACCCGGAAGATGATGATTCCTGGTGGAAAGAGTTTACGGAGACAGGCATTGCAATCGGAGAAAAATATGCAACTAAATTATCGCATGAGATTATTTTTGCAATTTTTAATGATGTGCAAAGTCGCAGTAAAAAATTAGAACAAACGGAGTAATGATATGAATGAACAATTAAATATTTTTTCTGTATTTAGAAGAGATTTTAGAATAAATAACAAAATTCGTTTAATTGAATTATTTGCCGGAGTAGGTTCGCAAGCTATGGCGCTTAAAAGATTAGCAGCGGACTTTGAACATTACAAAGTTGTTGAATTTGATAAGTATGCAATCAAAAGTTACAATGCAATTCACGGAACAGATTTTGAGCCTACAGACATAACTCAAATAAGCGGTTCTGATTTGGAAATAGTTGACACTGAAATCTTTACTTACTTACTTACTTACTCGTTTCCTTGTCAAGATTTATCGGTTTCCGGTAAGCAAAAGGGAATGGTTAAAGGTAGTGGCACAAGGTCCGGACTATTGTGGGAAGTAGAACGGTTGCTGAATGAGGTTGATAATTTACCACAAGTTCTTCTCATGGAGAATGTACCGCAAGTACATAGTAAAAAGAATATGGACGATTTTCAAAAATGGATAGCATTTCTTGAAAACAAAGGTTATTCAAATTATTGGCAAGACCTAAACGCAAAGAACTATGGTGTTGCTCAAAATAGAAATCGTTGCTTTATGGTTAGTATTTTAGGCAATTATAACTTTACATTTCCAAATCCTATTGAACTGCAAAAAGTGATGAAAGATTATCTGGAAGATGAAGTTGACGAGAAGTATTACATCAATAACGAAAAAGCACAGAAATTGATACAGAAACTAATTGACAACGGAACACTTCAAAATACAATCACTAGAGCAGAGCAGAGCAGAGCAGA